TATAGTTATGAAAGCAAGTGAAATAGTAGACAAATTCAAAAATGTCCTTCTAAATACAGAAGTTGAGTCAGATGATGAAATCAAAGACTCTACTGATGTAGAAGTAAATGAAGAAATTGCTCTTAACGAGCAAAAAGAAAACTCAGAAGTTCAAGAAAAAGTTGAGCTAGAAGAGGAAGTAGAAGCTGGATACGGTATGGATGATAAGAAGAAAAATAAAAGAATGGAAGATGAAGCTGGTGATGATATGATGGCTAAGTATGCCACCAAAGAAGATCTAGCAAAAGCTATGGCAGAAGTCAAAGCAATGATTTCTAAATTATCAAGCGAAGAAGCTCAAGATGTTCCTGAAGAATTATCTTCTGAAGAAAATAAAGAAGAGGTTTCTGAAGAAAAGCAAGAGCTTTCAGCACAAGAACCAGTCGTAGAGCCTTTAGCTCACGATCCAGAAGTACAAGTAGGTACAAAAAGAAAAGTCCTATTTGGACAAAATAGAAAATTATCTACTCTTGATAGAGTAATGGAAACAATAGTAAATAAAAATAAATAATTATGGCAGTTTTAACACACGTAAATAATGATGTTGTAAGAATTAAAAATGATGTTGATTCAGTATCAGCAGCAGTTACGCTTACAGCAGCAGATAGTGGTAAATGGTACGAGCTTGCAGCGAGTGCAGGAGTAGTAGTTACTTTACCAGCAGTAGAATCTGGACTAAATTTTAGATTTGTTGTAGCAAATGCTTTTGATACATCAAACTATGTAATTGATAGTGCAGAGGGAGATAATATAGATGGTATATTAGTAGTAAATGGAGCAAGTGTAGCAGCTTCTGGAGAAGATCAAATTAACTTTGTTGCATCAGCAGAATCTGTTGGTGACTTTGTTGATATGTGGTCAGACGGTAACAAATGGTATGTTTGGGGTATCGGAAACTCAGCAGGTTCTATTACAGCTACTGATCCAAGTTAATAATTAAAATATAAAAATAGAAAAGATATGGCGACTACAACTTCGATAACAACTACTTACGCAGGCGAATTTGCTGGTGAGTATATAGCAGCAGCTTTACTAAGTGGTGAAACGTTATCAAACGGAGGGGTTACAATTAAACCCAATATTAAATTTAAAGAAGTAATTAAAAAGCTGTCAATGAATGACATTTTAAAAGATGCGTCTTGTGACTTTGATCCTACTTCTAATGTAACATTAACAGAAAGAATTTTACAACCAGAGGAATTTCAAGTAAACCTACAGTTATGTAAAAAAGATTTCAGACAAGACTGGGATGCACAATCTATGGGCTTTAGCCAATACGATAATCTACCTGGTAAATTTTCTGATTTCTTAATTGCACAGGTTGCAGCTAAAGTAGCTCAAAAAGTTGAGCAAAACATTTGGCAAGGAGCAACTGCTAACGCAGGTGAATTTAATGGTTTCCAAGCATTACTAGCAGCAGACGGTGACGTTATTGACCAAGCGGCAGTAGGTGGTGGACTATCAGCAGCTAACATTATTGCTGAGTTAGGTAAAGTAGTAGATAAAATTCCATCTGGAGTTTACGGTAAAGAAGATTTAAGAATCTATATTCCAACAAGTGCAGCTAAGTTTTATATTCAAGCACAAGCAGCTTTAGGTTATAGAGAGTTATTTCACGTTGGACAAACTGAAATGAACTTTCAAGGCATTCCATTATTTACAGCTCCTGGATTAGGAGATGACAAAATGGTTGCTGCACAATCTTCAAACCTATTCTTTGGAACTGGTTTATTGAATGACTGGCAAGAAGTTAAGCTAATTGATATGGCTGACATTGACGGAAGTCAAAACGTTAGAGTGGTATTAAGAGGTAGTGCTGGCGTACAACACGGAATCGGATCTGATATCGTATTATACGCTTAATAATGTTTAATCAAGGGGGCGTGTGAGCCCCCTTATAAAAATAATAAATATGAGTTGTGATTTAACAAAAGGAAGACAAAGACCTTGTAAAGACTCTGTAGGTGGATTGAAGGCAGTATACTTTATTGATTATGGTATGGATGGCGTGGTTATGAATACCACTTCAGGTACTGAAGACAATGTTGCTGCAATTTCAGGCAGTAACACAGCTTACAGATATGATCTTAAAGGCAACTCCAATTTAGAGCAAACCGTTACTTCTTCAACAGACACAGGAGGTACGTTCTTTGAGCAAACTCTAACTTTGGTTTTACCAAAACTAACACCAAAAGATCACAAAGAATTAAAATTAATCTCATTTGCTAGACCACACATAATTATCAAAGACAACAATGATAATTACTTTATGGCAGGTTTAGAGCACGGAATGGATGTAACTGGAGGAACTATTTCTTCAGGTGCAGGTATGGGAGATTTAAGTGGGTACACATTGACTTTTACAGGTCAAGAAAGAGCTCCTGCTAATTTTTGTGATATTTCGGCAGAAACAGACACGCAGTTATCATTTAGCAATAATGGTGGCTCTGCGTCAAACGTATCTGTTGTACCAGGTGCAGTAGCTGACGTAGATGTAGATGATGACCAATCTGGTATACCAGGCGGAGGTAATTAGTGATTTTTCATAAGTTTTGTAAGAAAGCCCTGTTACGCAGGGCTTTTTTTATAAACACATTTGTTGTAATTTGATTATCTTAATATGATAGTATTACAACCTGTAACAAGTTCTCAAACAATTAGAATTGTACCAAGATCTTACAAAGCTGACAGCAATGTTAGTTTAGTAATAACAGAAGATGGTACGAGAAAAACAGAGACATTAACAAACTTAACCTCAACATACAACGGTAACTTTATTGATATACCTTGTACTTTTTCAATACTATCAGAGGGTAAAATATATTTGTTAGAGCTTACAAGATCAAACAACCTATTATTTAGGACTAAGGCATATTGCACAGCACAAACAAACAGGTCTATACCACACACAATAAACACTGGTAAATATACAGAGCACAGTGCAGAAGCTGCGGGTCAAAAATATATAACAATATAATATGGCAAGAAAAAAAACATATAACAACAATATTCGAGTAGTTAATCTTCAAGGCTACACAATACCAGAGGTCAAAGAAGATTATAAAAATGATTGGATAGACTATGGAGAAAACAACGACTACTTTAACAACTTAATACAATTATATCTAAGCAGCCCAACCAACTCTTGTTGTGTAAACGGTATTGTAGATATGATATATGGAAAAGGTATTGACGCTACAGACAGTGACGAAAAACCTGAGATGTATGCAGAAATGAAACAGCTATTGAAAGCGGACCAAGTTAGAAAAATTGTAAATGATTTTAAGTTGTTAGGACAAGCATCAATTCAAGTTGTTTATAATAGATCAAAAACTAAGATAACGAACCTAGTACATTTCCCTATGGAAACTTTGAGGGCAGAGAAAACTAAAGAAGGTAAAATAAAAGCATATTATTATCACCCAAAGTGGTCTGAAATAAAGCCCTCTGATAAACCTAAAAGGATACCTTCATACGGTTTTGGTGCTAAAACTGATTTAAGAGAAATATATGTAGTAAGACCATATAGACCTGGTTTTTATTACTATGCACCTGTAGATTATCACGGTTGTTTACAGTATTGCTCGCTTGAAGAAGAGGTAAGCAATTACCACATAAACAACATAAAAAATGGTTTACAACCATCTTTGTTAATCAACTTTAATAACGGTGTTCCTGATGAAGAAGCACAGCAATTAATAGAAAGAAAAATCCAAGATAAGTTTGGAGGAACGTCAAATTCTGGCAAGTTCATTCTTGCCTTTAACGATGACCCTGATCGTAAAGCTGATATAGAGCCTATACATTTACCTGATGCTCACGCACAGTACCAGTTTTTAGCAGACGAAGCAAGGGAAAAAATAATGTTAGGTCACAGAATTGTTTCTCCAATATTACTTGGGATAAAAGACAATACAGGTTTTGGTAATAACGCAGAAGAGCTTAGAACAGCTTCAATTCTTATGGACAATATAGTTATCCGACCGTTCCAACAAACGCTCTTAGAAGCGTTTAAAAGGATCTTAGAATTCAACAATATTGATCTAAACTTATACTTTGTAACGCTACAACCAATAGAGTTTACAGAATTAGACAATATACAGACCAAGATTAAAAGAGAAGAAGAAACTGGTGAGAAGCTATCAGCAATAGAAAAAATTAAAAACATATTTAAAAACAAAGAAGATGAAGGCACTGTTCGTAACGACAAATGATCTAAGGCGTAAATCCATTATCGGTGGAGCAGTTGATGCCGATAAGTTTATACAGTTTATTGAAGTAGCACAAGATATACATATACAAAATTATTTAGGAACTAAGCTATATAACAAAATAGAAACTTTAATTACTGGAGGTACTATCAATGATAACGCAAACTCAGATTATAAAAATTTGTTAAACACATATTTAACACCTATGTTAATATGGTTTGCACAAAGTGATTATTATATGTTTGCTTCTTATCAGGTATCTAATGGTGGTGTATTTAGACATCGAAGCGAGTCTTCAGAGACTCCTTCGATGCAAGAAATAAAATCACTTGTAGACAGTTCACGTGATAAAGCAGAGTTTTATACAAGAAGGTTTTTAGATTATATAAATCAAAACAGTACTTTGTTTCCTGAATATACTGAGTCAAATGATGACGGTATGTATCCTGATAAAAATGAAAATTTCAATAGCTGGGTTCTATGAAAAAAATAACATATAAACCTAAAGAAAAAAATATCGTTAAACTTAAAACGTTTATTGAAAAGGTTCTACCAAAACAAAACGTAAATAAAAAAATATAAATATGGGTACTACTTTAACAGGAACTTTTATAAGCCAAACATTTGACGCTTTACTAAAAGTAACAGACAACGATAATTTAACATCAACACCAAAAAGAATTACAGACGGTCTTGGTAACGATACTCCTTTGTTTATATCAACATCTGCAATAGGTATTGGTGTATCGCCAACCACTGCTTTTCAAGTTTCTGGTAATTCGCAGTTAGGTGGTAATTTAACTGTCACTGGTAATTTAGTTGTTCAGGGTACCACAACTACTGTCGATACAGATACTTTATCAGTCAAAGATCCACTTATAATTGTAGGATCTGACAACACTTCTAGTGACGCAGTAGATTTAGGTTTCTATGGTGTATATGATACTTCAGGATCGTTAGATCTATATGCTGGTTTATTTAGAGATGCAAGTGATGCAAAGTTTCATTTATTTAAAGATTTACAAACAGAGCCTACTACTACAGTAAATACTTCAGGTACAGGATATACAAGAGCAGGTTTAGTAATTGGTGGTTTAGAAGCTACAACAGGTGTTTTTAGTAGTTCTTCTGCACCAGTAATACAATCTACAACAGGCTCTACTGCTGAAAATCTTTTGTTGATTGGTACTGATACTTCTGCAGCTTCTGCCCCTGATTTAGTTTTATATAGAAATGCTGGTGCACCTGCAGATAATGACACTTTAGGTGTTGTAGAGTTTAGAGGTAACAATGCTGCTAATAACGGAGTAAAAAGTTATTCAGGTATTTTTTCACGAATAATTGATGGAAGTGAACACAAAGGTGCTTTGACCTTTAGCGTAAATGGTACGAACTATGCGAGTGCTATGGCTATACATAACACAGGCACAAATCAACCAAAAGTTATTATAGGTAACACAGACCCTTTTGCAGTTCCCACACACACCTTAGATGTTGATGGTGATGCAAGTTTTTCAGGTGATATTACAGTAGATGGCGGAGATATAACACTTGGCGGAACAGGAAGAATACAAGGAGTTG